AAAAATTGATAGTGGAATACAATTAATAATAATACCAGACAACATTATTATTAATACCGAAACATGAATATTATTATAGAGAAACTGGATATTCCTTGTGATATAAAATTTAATATTACCAACTTTCTTTATAATCCATTAGGATATACATTTGATGATATCAATAAAATACAAGAATATAAAAAAAAGAATAGATTTCAAATGCAACGCATTACAACTGAATTATGGAGATGGAAAGAGAAAGATGTGTCGATACAGTTTTTGAGAGGAAGTGTTTATAGTTATATAGGAATGTTTAAAAACATTTTTGAAGAGAGAGATGCGATGTTAGAAGCAATTGAAAATAACGTTTTTGCAGAAAAAGATCATGATGAATTAAAAAATAATTATTGGAAGATGGTACAATAATTTGATTACACAAATTATATAAAGATAGTTTAACATTAAAAAACAATGGATACAAATGATAAACCCATTGCTATCAATATAATGTTGAATGAACAAGAGAAGCAAATATGTAAGGCTAGTTTTAATGAAGTAATTCTTTATTATCTAGTAAACCCTATGCTTTTTTTTGGTCATGTATATGAATCTATATCTACATTCAGTTGGAAATTTTACTATAAATTTGACTAATAATTTTCTATAATTTATTATTCAAATTCGACCTCTTCACTAGTAAATAATTTGCACATATTTATTACTTCTAGATTATTAGTTGATTTATGAAACAACCGCAATAACATGTCATTATCACGGAACCGAATCGTATAATCTTGCTGAATATTATTTCTTCCAATACGTCCCATAGCTTGATATATTTTTTGCTGTGTAGAGTGCATGAGATCTTTACCAATAAACCCATGACAAAACTGATAATTTGTTCCATAAATATAATCAGTTGATGCAATAATCATAAACAACTTTTGTTGATCAGCAAGAGATTTCATTATTTCCATATATCTTGCGTTTTTATGTAATTTAAAAGTGCCAATTCCTAATAATAGCAATACCTTATAGTTGTTTTCTATATTTAAATGCATAATTTCTTCAATATTGCTTTCACCAATGTCGGCTGTAAAAGCATTTTCAACAATTTGCTTATTTGGAACCCATTTATCTTGGTGTGGTTTTGTATTGGGAATATAAGAAGCATCCAAATTGACTAATTTTATTTGTTTTCTCAATCGATTTATCTCGTATGCTAGTTTTTCAGATTCGTTTGACATTCTACCACTTTCACGTGTTTGACTTGTTTTAACAGATCCATCTGTATTGCTTGTATTTGTAGTTTCATTGGCTTCTATTTTTTCTTCGTATTTTTCAATCTTCTCTAGAAGTACCTTATTTGAATCTATTTTCTTCATGATTTTATCAAACAATATTGGATCAATCTTAGACTGTTGAATATAAAACTGACCGATTTTATCAATATTATCAGTTAAGTAAATTGTTGGTCCATCTGTAAACGTATAAGCGTCGCTTGTTGTAGCAAGTAATCCACCTGTATTCTTAACCGGTTCTTTTGACAGTTCGTTGGAACTGCCAAACACGGATGTAGTTCTAGTTAACTCTTTACCATAACGCGTACTGGCAACATCTTGCACACTAGTTGTCTTTGTTAATGTGTTTGGATCAAATCTTTTTACACGAGTATTTACAAGATATTCATATATATTTTTCCAGTTTGATTCATCGATTTCTAATAATATATCCAAGTATGCCTGTTTTAAAGAATTCATGGTAACATCTTCAACAGATTTAAACGAGTTAGTAATATCATAATAGTTGTTTGTCTGTAAATATTGAATAAAGCGAATGATTTCTCTCAAATCAAAATAACGCAACAACGTTTTATTTTCCAAACAAAATCTTGCGCATTTGCAAATTTCATTATAATCACTATGTAAATAATGTGGTAATACACATTGACCATCTTTGTCCATAATCGGTATGCTCTTCTTACAATCATAACTAGTAATATTATGTAATTCAGCATCTTCAAATTTCATTCGAAAATCTTGATATACATTGCTTAACTCGTTTTCTGATGGTAATGTTGCACAAGACAACACTAAATGAGGGATTTTATTCTCTTTCCAATTTCGATGAATAAGTGGATGAACATTGTGTGTTTCGTAATCCATGGTAATGGTTGGTTCATCCCAATATGTAATGATATTTTCTGAATTATTAAAGGCTAACATATAATGCATACAAGTGATATATGATTGTACATCGCAAATCATAATTTCAACATTCCGACCATTTGAGTGATCTACTTTACCGATTCCACCAGAACGTTTATTAATGGTATAATCTACTGCTGAAAAGTAATGCAAACGCACATCAGAAGCACTATTACATCCAAAACCAAAAGCAACCTTTTTCTCCATGGAAATCGCTGATTTTGCCAGAGCCATTCCAATATGTCTTGCAACACAAACAAATATAATACGATGATCTTTCGATAATCCGATAGGCGTAAGTGTTTTACCTGTACCAGTTGGTGCAGTATATAAAACCAAACAAGGTTTTTTCGTTCTATATTGACTATACAATGCATTTATTTTATTTTCTAGTATTTCTATGTGTTCTTCTTGTTCTTGATTTAATATAAACATATTTTCTTTGTTTTTTTTGTTTTCTTCTATTATTCTATTCTGTTCATCTTCATCTTCACCAAGATATAATTTATCAGGACTCCATTTTACATTTTTGCGTTTAATTTGTTTTATTTCATTTTCGTGTGTTTTGATTTCCGTATCCAAATCTTCATTAAATTTATCTACGCCTGCTAATCTTGAAAATAATGTAAATATTTTTTTCTGATGGCTATATAATTCCATGTCACTGTATTTCATCAAATACTGATTCTTTTCAATCAAATTATATGATTCATAAATAACATTTTCGATACGTACACCCGAACTTATGATAGAAAGTGTTTTATTAATATAATTAATAACAAACTTATTAATATTATCAATGGCTGTTTTTCGAATGTGCGTTAATGTATAGAAATAATATAAATAATCTTTTTTCTTTTTGTAAAAATTTTTTAGCAACTGTACATACATGTCAATTAACACATATTCAAATATTTTATCTTTGTTGTTTTGAATATTTTGTTGTGCATTTTGGATGCGTATTGAATCACTACTCTTTAAATGTTTCATTTCACTACCATTCATAAAATTCAATTCCGTAATATTTGATATTGTTGAACCTTTTCCGTATTTATTTATAGCACTTTGCATTATATCTTCAAAATAAGTTTTGAAGATGAAATATTCTAATGAGGGAGAAGATTCCATTTTTGTAAATGATAAAAAGGTCTTCGTATTATTATATTTTAATTCTACGTTCTCGTAACCTTTCATAATAAGATCTAATACAATTTTTTCATCACTAGATACAGGTTTTTCTATGGTTTCCCATTCTGCGCGCGTTAACTTACTTTGATTTAAATCCATGATTGTTGAATATATATTAATTTCTTTTAAAACATTATTAGAATCAATTTTTAATAATACATATACAAAAAATACATATAAATGTTTGCTAACTTATTTGCAAAAAATATAGAAAAAATTGGTTTTGAAGATATGCAACAAATATGTAAATATCCTCAAAAATATATAATAATTAATACATTGCCATTACATGAGCAAGACTGTTTAATATATAATACTTTACATTTTGATAAAGAGGAAATGACAATAAATAATTTGCTACAAAACTATGATCTAAAATCAAAACATATTGTTGTATATGGTAAAAATAATTGTGATGAAAGTGCTGATAAAAAATACAAACAAATTCAAGGATTAGGCTTTCAGTATGTGTTTTTATATAGTGGTGGGTTATTTGAATGGTTATTATTGCAGGATATTTATGGTCGCGAAGAATTTCCTACTACAAACTACACGTTAGATATACTAAAATATAAACCTATAAAACTGTTTTCTATGAACCTGTTAGAAAATTGATTTATAAATTCGTCATAATAGGAAAGAAAATATATTCAACAAATATAATGAACCCCAAAATTATTTCAATTGAAGGAAATATTGGATCTGGAAAATCTACTATTGTTCATAATTTAGAAAAAAAGTTGCAACATAACAAAAAATTCGTGTTTTTGCGTGAACCTGTTGATATTTGGCAGACAATTAAAGATAAACAAGGTAAAACTATATTAGAAAAATTTTATCAAAATCCAGAAAAGTATGCGTTTGCATTTCAAGTAATGGCATATGCCACGCGTAGTGCAATATTACAAGAGGCTATTCGAAACAATCCTGAATGTAGATATATTTTGTGTGAGCGTTCACTTGAAGCAGATAATCAGATTTTTGCAAAAATGTTGAACGACGATAATAAAATGGAAAGTGTCGAATATGAAATATATGAATATTTTTATAAAACTAGAAAACAAGATATGGATTTAGACGCTGTCATATATATAGATGCAGACGCAAGTGTATGTTTGGATCGAATAAAAAAACGGGATCGTAACGGAGAAACAAATATTAGCCTAGATTATTTACAAAGTTGTAAAGATTACCACGATAATTGGTTAGTAAAAAACGACCCAGGTGTTTCAACTTTACATATTAACGCTAACGATGATGCTACTTATGATATTAGTGATAAAAATGATATAGGCTGCATATGGATGTCAAGAATAGATGACTTTATCAAAACACTATAAAACGCATATATATTATTATTTTTTAAAGCATAAATAATATATATATATTTCAATAACTTAAATTTTTTATAGATCGAATTTTACTACAATCTTTACCTTTTCTTTCTTAATGCATTTCACTGCGGATACAGATAATTCTTCTCGTTTTTTTCTGGTTTTACTATTATCGTTATTATCGATTGTTTCCCGCTTCTTGGCACTTGTGTTTCTAGAATTCATATCATTTTCGATAGTTGCATAATTATTTTCAATGTAATCAATTACTTTGTTTTCAATAGCCCATTTAAAAAAATTTAATTGACCAATAGTGGTCTCCATATGTTTCTCTTTAAATGGTATTGTAATACGTTCCCATCGACAGAAAGGATCAAATCTTTTTTTAGAATACGCTTTCAGTTTTAATTTATAATCATTATACACTTTAAACCGAACTAATGAATCCATATTACTTTTCTTTACTGGTAACTCATAAACCGTGTAATACTTTTTTGCATAATTAGTAACAAACCAATCTACGATTCTAAGAGAAATTTTTGTTTCGCCATTTATAATACGCATCATAGTTTCTAAATAATCAACGTCTTTATAGAATTCTGTTAATTTATTTAGTAATAAATCATTTTGAGTTTGCAAGGAAGATGAACAAAATACACTCATTTACTTTACAATATTTTTTCTGTTTATGCTTTTTCAAAGAAAAAATATTTATATAATATAAATGAAAGAATATAATATAGATAACAAAGATAAAAAATTAGAATCTTTAGAAAGCATTTTTTATTCTTCCAATATTTCTAAAATATCCTTCTTGTTTGTTGCATTTTTAATTATTGCTGGTGGATATGCAAACCAAATTTTCTCATGCAGTACACAAAGATATTTACAAAATAATATTTACGGTAAACACATTATTGGCTTTGGTTTGATTTTCATGTTTATCATGTTGGAAGGAGGATGGAATTTTGACAATGAAGATCGTGAAAAGCATCCTGTAGATTGGTCGAATGGCAATTGCTTTGATAGTTTGATTTATGCAGGTATTTTATATTTTATTTTTTTACTTTCCTCTAAAATGAAAATATACTGGAATATTACATTCTTTTCATTATTGTTTATTTTATATGTTGCTAATACACAACGATTATATTACTACAATCGACAACAAATTGACGAAAAAACAAACGAACATGTATTAAATGGTGAAAAGGTTATTTTATATTCATTACCTGTTGTTTTGTTTGTAGGATTACTGCAATATTATTTATATAAAAAAGACCAATTGGGCAAAGATTTCCAATTGTATTTATTCTTTTTAGGTAATGCTAAATGTAGAGATATTGATTAAAAAATTGACAAGTATCGATTACGTTATTTTTATTCCAAATAACGTAATGTTAAGTAAGTATTTTTGCTGTTTTACAAATTCCAACCAATATAAGTATGAAACTCCTGAGTTAAATAAAGCCAACTGGGACAATACACCTTCTTTCTCTCCAGATGTGAAGTATGGAAAAGTGATAAAGGTATATGATGGAGATACCATTACTATTGCATCAAAACCCTATAAAAATTATCCTATTTATCGATTTTCAGTTCGTTTAAATGGAATCGATACTCCTGAATTAAAAACACAAAATGAAAATGAAAAGAAACATGCTATTCTTGCTCGCGATGCTTTACATGAAAGAATTTTTGGTAAATATGTAGAACTTAAAAATGTAAAATTTGAAAAATATGGTAGATTATTAGCCGACGTGTATTTCGATGGTGAGAATTTGAATGATTGGCTGATTTTGAATAATTTTGCAACTAAATACGATGGTGGTACAAAAAAGAAACCTGACGAATGGTATCTTTAATTAAAATTCTGCCGCATTTTGCTCATCAATAAAATGATTTAATTTTATAAATTCCATAAGGTTACAAATATACTTGGTTCCAATCACATGTGCAAACATTTGTCTAATTTCATGTTTTTCGAAAACAATACCTTTCTTCTTTTTCCATTCATAAAAAGCTGCAAAATAAATTAAATTTTTTCCGTTTATTTTACCCTTTTCTTCAATGATTTTATAAAATTCTGACCGCAAGTATCCTTCAAAACTTTCTTCAACTATTTCTTCTTCCACTTGAGGAGCCCTTGGTATATTTCCTTTCAAATTATTTGTAATATGTTCTTCGTCAATATCATCTACCATTTTTGCAAAATCCACTGGAAGAATGGTAACGTCATGATAATTACTATCTTTATTAATATTTGTATTCATATCAGTATCATTTTGTTTTTTAATGTTTATAGATTGATAAATATCAAATAGTATCTGATTTCGCATTGCTTCATTTTTTTCCAGTGAATATTTTTTAAATTTATCAAATAATTTGTTGTCCTGATTTTTACGCAGTTTCATATGTAATACTCTTCTACCAAAGAAAGTTTTGGGATGATAAAAGGAGTTTGCAAAACTAAAAGAATGCAATAAACAAACAAATATAAGTAAATGAATCATTATTTATATACAATAAGAAATACATTTTACTAAACAAAATATAAATAATTTTCTTTGTATATTTATATAATGTACAAGCAACTTTTTAAACAATGTAAATCGTTGCTTCCACGCATTTCAGACACCGAACTAATTGCTTTAAAGAGCGGTACTGCATGCATTGATAAACAAATCTTTGAAGGAAAAGTTTCTTATCCAAAAAAAAAGGATGTTTCTTATCGATTTCAAGATAATTCCAAAATAAACGAATTGTTAGATAAATATGGTGATGTTGCACATGTTTTTCCAAATGGACCTTATAAAGACATCTTGGAATACATAGGTAAAGAGAAATTTTTTTCATTTATTATTCCAGAAAAGTACGGTGGAATACCATTGTCCGTAAACGAATTATCTTCCGTTTTATGTAAAATATCCTCTGTAAATCCCTCCCTAGGTGTATCAATTATGGTGCCAAATTCTCTGGGTCCCGCTGAATTATTAGAACACTATGGTACTGAAAAACAAAAAAATAATTATTTACCTCGCTTGGCTAATGGAGAACTTATACCCTGCTTTGGTTTAACTGGACCAAACAATGGTTCGGATGCAACTGGCAGCATAGATCAAGGTACTATTATTTATGAGAAAGATCAAAAATACATTGACTTGACCATCAATAAAAGATACATTACTTTAGGACCCGTTGCAAATTTGATAGGTTTGGCATTTGATTTAAAAGACCCTTATGAACTGCTCGATGAAGGTAAACCAGGAGTAACTGTTGCACTGATTGAAAAAGACCATCCTGGATTAGAACAATTAACACATCACAACCCTTTAAATGTAGGTTTTCCGAACGGTACATTAAAAGGACGCATGAAAATTCCTATTGAAAATGTAATTGGTGGTGAAAAGAATGTTGGTAACGGGTGGAAAATGTTGATGGAATGTTTGGCTGCTGGTCGAGGCATATGTTTGCCCGCTACTGCCAAAGCATCTTCCAATACGGCTATGGTAGGTATAAGTGAATATGCAAAACATAGAAAACAATTTAAATTACCTTTGATTCGTATGGAAGGAGTGCAGCATAAGTTAGCCAACATGTTATATCATACATGGACTATTCAATGTAGTGTTGCTTTAACCAATCATTTACTGGATAGTGGTGAAAAACCTGCTGTTATATCGGCAATCATGAAACAGCAAACTACGGATAGAGCCAGAATTGTATTAAATGAAGCAATGGATATTCATGCGGGTAGTGCCATTTGTTTAGGAACCAATAATATACTAGAAAAGTTTTATCGCGCCGCTCCAATTGGCATTACAGTAGAGGGTAGCAACACACTAACCAAAAATCTTATCATTTTTGGGCAAGGATTAAATAAAAGTCATCCACATATTTTTCCTTTGTTTGATGCACTTTTAACAAATAATGAAAGTGAGTTTAAAACACATTTTCAAAGCATTGTAAAACATTCATTGTCTACTTATGCAAAAAGCATAATGAAACAGGGCTGTAAAAACGATTTGGAAAAATATACAATGCATTTTGCTAATTTAGCCAACTTTGTTGCATTGAAAGGCGGAAAGTTGAAATCGCAACAAATGTTATCCTCCGATATGGCTGATATTTTATCCAATTTGTATTTGGCTCACTCAATTCAATGGTACCATAACGAATATAAAATTAGTAAAAAGATTACAGATTATTGCATTGATCGTTTGATGCAAGAAATTCAAGAAATTATGAATCGTATTTTAGACAACGAACCTTATTTACGAATACCCTTATTTTACATGAGAAAACGCGTTCCTTCTTCCAAATACCAAGATGTTCGAATGGTGATTGATGAAATAGAATATAACCGTTATTTGATGAAAGATTTATTGAATGATATTATTATAAAAGACACTTCTATTGAAAAGTTGATTCAGTTAACCTACGTTAAGAAAAACTCAGATGAATACAATAAATTATATGATGAGGTGATTCAAGTGGGTGAATACAATAATCCATAAATAAAAGCGTAAGTAAATTAATATAAACAATCTGGTTTATATTAAATCATGAATCCAATAGAAAATTATCCCGAAAAATTTGACCAACAATACAAAGATTATGAATTTCTGCCTTGTGTGCTTTATTCAACTCAGTTCGAAGGTGAACACTACAAAAAATATAAAATGGGGAGGTTTAAAGGAATTGACTCCAAAATAACAAATGCAGGAACATTATTGCTTAGTTTATACAAAACCCATCCAGATTCGTTTGATATAGCAAAAACGCATTTTTGGTTTAAAGAAACTGACCCATATCCTAAATACCAAACACAGCAATTTGTCATCAATCTTTTTAAAGGTCGTCTTTGGATAAACAAATACCCCATGTACTTAAAACATCTATATTTATTGTATTATCAGAAAGCAAATACTGATAATCCACTGTCTACGGATTGTTTATATTCCATTAGCCAATATTTAAAACCGAATACTATATTCGACTATGAAGTATTGTGGGATAATTGGGGATAGATATTTATTGTTTTTTTTTATTATTTTTCTTTGCTGTTTTTCTTTCATTATTAGTTCTACGTTTGGGTTTTCCATTACTTATACCCGGTGATATTTCTTGATCGTACAATTGTCTTATTTTTTCTTCTTCAGGACTTTTTTTAAAAACACCACCTTCCTTCTTTCTAGTACCCTTTTTCTTAATTTTACGACCGCCACGTGATTTATTTTTACCACCACCTCTACGAGGACGATCCATTCTTATTAATTCATATCTATTTTCAAATGGTACAGTTTCTTCGACCCTTGTACTATTTCCGTTAGGTGATAAAACCAGACTTTTATATTTTGGTATTCTTGGTATACTATTAACGTCATATATAGAATTATTTTCTCTGAAGTCATCTTTTGTTTCTTTTATATAATCTAATAGAAGTGCTAAATTTCGATCAGCATATGTTAATTTTTGACATCCTGGTATCTTTATTTCTTCTTCTTTTGCATCTGAGCCAGGATCACGTGATATTGTCACAAAAGGTCTCATTAATTTAACACCATCACAAGTTGCTATTATGGAAAGTTCTGTAGTATTATCATCACGTGTGTTTATTTGTTGTTGACCTTTTTCAACTTGCTCATTTGTTATAATTTTATGAGTACTCAACGCTAAACCTTGCATTAAACAAATATACATAACTTTTAAATCTATTATGGATTGTTCTATTATATTTATATGATCATTATTTTTAATTTCTATTTTTTTACATGTTAGTTCATCTACTAAATCATGAATCTCATCTTTTAATAAATATCTGTCTCCATCCCGTAAAGTTATATTTTTGCCCGATATTATAAATTTATTCAAATTATTTCTACCATAATATAAATATTTTTCATTAAATCTTCTTTTAATATCTGTTTCTCTATCAGCAAAATTCTTAAATTCCCTAGAGATGCTTTCTAATCTACTATAATACTTATTTTTTTTATGAATATCTTCTAAGCGACCTTCTTTTTCTAGAAAAAAATTATTGATCATGTTTTGTTCTTTATATTCTTGTTCAGTAATAGGCATTTTATTATAGTTATATAATTTATACAAATATTTTATTTTTCTATTTCTAAAGGTTTTAATGTGTATAAAACGCATACACATTAAATATTGTTTATATTATAAGTTTTTTATATTATAGATTAATCAATACTGATTAACACGCTTAGTTGCTGTAAGCAGGACCAGCCATGCCACTCATTACACGAAGTACGTTGTAGTTAACAGCGTATACGCGTACCTTGGCGGTGTTGGTGCCAGATACGGTACCAGAAGAAAGAACAAGTTGAAGAACAGCGTTATCAATTCTGGAGAAGTTGCAGCTGCCAGAGGGTTGGTGTTCCTCAGGGCGAAGAGCAAAGGAGTATACGTTGACACCAGTGTCAGGGTTGCGGGTGTGGTGTTGGTAAGGTTGGACAACATCAAAGTAGGAACCCTCACGCTCAGAGAAGCGGTCTTGGCCGTTAAGTTGTAACTTGGCAGTTACAACAGGGTTCTCACCCCAGCAGTGCATGTCAAGGGCAGTCTCAGCAAGTACGAAGGTACCAGCATCAGACAAAGAGGAACCAGCCTCAGCACCACCCCATGAGGTGTTAGCAGTGGCGGTACCAGCTTGGTCCATCTCGAATAAGCCAGAAGCATTGATGAAAGCGTTAGCACCAGAGGTTTGGTCCATACCACCGAAAGCGTGGACGGCGTTAGGAAGAGCATCAATAGCATCGGTATAGTTGAAAGGTTGAGCACCCAAGGTCTTGAAAAGGGTCTCACCACCTTCAAGAGAAGCGCAGTAGTCTACGTTAGCATCAGGTTGGACAACCCATACAAGTTCCTTACAAGGGTGGTTGAAGTTCAACTTGATCTTGTTGGAAGAGGAACCAACAGATTCGTCACCAGTGAATTGAACTTGTTCGATCAAGTACTCGTGAGGGTTTTGTGCCATCTTGCGGCGTTCATCGGTATCAAGGAAGATATAATCAACGTACAAGGAAGCAGCAACAAGAGATTGTTGGTAAGCTTGGCTTACAGATTGGGTTCCGCTGGTAGCAGCAAGATCCTTGACAGCCCACAAGCACTCACCGATAGGACGGAAGTCAATGTTGATCTTTACTTCGTGGTATTGAAGAGCGATCAAAGGAAGGGCAAGACCAGGGTTGCGGCAGAACCAGAATTGAAGAGGAACGTAAAGGGTGGTCTCAGGAAGAGCGTTACGGGGAGCGCATACTTGAGAAGGTCCACCAGCAGCGGCGCAAGGACCAGATACGTTAGCGAAGGTAGGATCGGTAATGTAGGTCAATTGGGTGGTGTTTCCAACCATCTTGTTGTAACCGTCTTGTTGTTCCTTGGAAAGGGTAAGTTGGTTCCAGATGTGCATC